TATATGTATATAGGTAGCTAATCGATCCTCAGCAACTTTATACGGGGTTTATCCTATTCGTGACCTTCTGGTATCATTAAACTCTCGTTTAAAGTTGTAATATCGGCGATTTTCCAATAAACACCTGATAAGTGTATGGCAAAACAAACTATAAGCGTATGTTTGGCGCGGTATAACCCGCAAAACAGGCAAACGACGCAAAATATACACTTATATTTATACACTTATACCTATATTTATACACTTATATTTATACACTTATATTTATACACTTATGTTTGTACACTTATACTCATTTATACACTTATGTTTGTACACTTATATTTATACACTTATGTTTATACACTTATGTTTGTACGCTTATAAACATACGTAGGGTATGCCACGTACTTCGCGGGCAGGGGGAGGGGGTAATTGTTACAGACACGCACGCACCAAAATTTTTCAGTTTTCATTATGTACAATCTGTACACTTATGTTCAAACATCTATATAAAATTTTTCAATTTTCATTATGTACAATTTGTACACTTATGTTCGACCACCCATATAATTTTTTCAGTTTTCATTACGTACAATCTGTACACTTATGTTTATACACTTATGTTTATACACTTATGTTTATACACTTATGCCTATGCGACAAATATTCTCTTGACCTAGCCCCCGGCCTAAAATAGCACATCAAAACCCAACAACAGAAAGGGGTATTTCTATGATAGGTCTCAAAAAACTAGCCTTAGTTTGGTTAGCCCTTATGCTACTATTAGGTGTATCGCTACTAACGATCCCGACAACTGCAAAAGCCCAAAACGTCGGAAACGTTGGAACATATACCGAACAATCAACAGGAAACATAAAACAATCCCTAGGCGTGGTAGTACTCCCCGGTACCACTGAGAGATGGCTTAGATACTCGCCGCCAGTAGGCGGCATTACTAACTCAACAACGGGCGTCACAGTGTTTCCAGCCGTATCAGGTAGAGCCATACACGTAATGGGTGGTCAGTGCTATTCCGATGCGTTGGGTGCGGCCACGGATTTAGAACTACGCGATGGTGTGGGCGGTACAGTTATCTGGCGCATTCGCATACCGACTGTAGGTATTCTACAAGTAATAGACATTAAGTTTAACACGCCGTTGCGGTTAAGCACCAATACTCCTTTAGAGATGGGAACCGCAACGGCGAGCGTAACGGGGGGTGTATATTGCAACTGGCAAGGATTCTCGGGTTTCTAGCTAAGCCCGGTTGACAACGTGGCCCTTACGCTCATATTCACGGGCGTAAGGGCTTTTTTATGCGCAGTGAAACCACATTAGAACTTATCGAGCATCAACTTCAAAATAATTGCGGCGATGTGCTGGCAGCCGCTAAGGCCGTCGGTGTGTCGCTGATATTTATCAATCAATGGCGTAAAGATGACAAGATCGTCAATGATCGGTTGACTGAGGCCGAGCGCGTCGGAACGCAAGGATTAGTCAGTGCTGCAATTGAGCGCGCCACACGTGGTGTTGATAAAGCAGTATATTTTAAAGGTGAGGTAGTCGGCTATGATAAAGTGTACTCTGACGGTTTGTTGCAAACGTTGCTAAAAGCCAAAGTACCTGAGTTTGCCAAAGATGGCGAAGGTGGTAGTGGCATAAACGTACATGTAAATGTGGCTAATATAATGCCACGTGCTAAAACATACGATGAGTGGTTGACTATGAAACGCGCTACTGTTGACGCTCCTGCACTAGAGCATGACAGTACTGAAGTCATAGATGTGGAGCATACATCGGTAGAAGATGCCTTTAAAGGTATTGAGTTATGAATGCTTGGGAGCCGCAGCCGGGGCCACAGTCACTTGCTATCGCAGCGCAATTTGCCGATGAAATTATGTTTGGCGGCGCGCGTGGTGGCGGTAAGTCTGACTTTCTGCTAGGTGACTTTTTGCAGGACATTGACTTAGGCGATAAGTGGCGCGGTATTATCTTTCGGCGCTCGTATCCAGAGCTAGAAGAACTGATTACACGCGCAAAAGAGATATACACACTGTACGGTGCTACATTTAAAGTAGCTGACAAAACGTTTGTGTTTCCGTCGGGCGCTACGCTTAAAATGCGTCACGTTGAAAACGAAAGTGATTGTGACAAGTATCAAGGTCACCAATACACTTGGATTGGCTGGGACGAGTTAACAAACTGGCCTAATTTAAAATCGTACAAAAAACTTAAAGCCTGTTTGCGTTCGGCGTCCGGGGTAGAAAATAAACGTATTCGATGCTCTGCAAACCCGGGCGGTGTCGGTCATCATGCTGTTAAGTCGTACTTTGTCGATCCCGCGCCTAAAGGCATGGAGTTGATTACAAATACTGACGAAGACAACTATGTAACAACTAAAATGTTCATTCCGTCGCGCGTGTATGACAACAAAAAGTTGTTGGACAACGATCCCGGATACATTGCACGATTGCGCGAAATTGGTAGTCCGGAACTCGTACGTGCATGGTTAGAGGGTGACTGGTCCGTTATTACAGGCGCATACTACCCTGAGTTCAGCGTCGAAAAGCACGTACTAGAACCATTTAAGATACCTAGTCATTGGTTACGTTTTCGCTCTATGGATTGGGGCAGTGCAACACCATTTTGTGTATTATGGTTTGCAACATGTACTGAAGGTTATCAAATACCAAACGGAATATATATTCCGTCAGGCGCAGTAATTGTGTACAGAGAGTTTTACGGATGGAACGGTACACCAAATGTAGGTTTAAGATGGCCCGCAACGCGAGTAGCGCAAAGCATAGCAAAATACGAAAAAGATGAAAACATAACGTATGGTGTTCTCGACCCCAGTGCGTTTAGTAAACACAGTGGTCCCAGTCACGCGGAGCGTATGGCTGAAGAAAAAGTACGTTTTAGGCCCGCCGACAATAACCGTATAGGTGGGTGGGATATCGTACGTGATCGTTTGTGCGGTATAGACGGTGATATAGATATTAACTATGGTGTCGGTACGCCAATGGTGTTCTTTTTCAAAACGTGCGTGCATACGATAAGAACACTCCCGGCGCTTCAGCATGACTTGAAAACCCCGGAGGATTGCGATACCGACGGCGAGGATCATGCACCAGATACCCTTAGATACGGCCTAATGAGCCGCCCTTGGAGACGCCCTAAGGCATTGCCACCACCGACAAACAATATAAAGCTAGTCCAAAATGCGACTTTGAACGACTTTTGGGAAGCCAATGAACAGGATGACGACTAATGTACGAAGATAAAACGGCTAAAGACCCTGAAAAGCAAACAGGTGAGCGTGCGTACTGGTCGGAAGAAATAACTAAGGCTAAACGCCGTTTTCAAACGTTCTGGGACGCGGGCGACACTGTTATAGATGCGTACCGCATGCAAAAGTCCGACGGTAATGAGGTAGTATCTAAGGATAGGTACAATATTTTGTATTCGTCAACGGAAACAATTAGACCAAACTTGTATGCGCAGCGTCCTACAGTGCGTATTAAGATGCGAAACCGAGACGCAAATAATCCTCAATCTAAAATGATGGCAAGACTGTTAGAGGGTAGTATTGAGTACGTCATAGAAGAAGAAGATATTGATGAAGTTATGGAGAGCGTAGTCGAAGACTACTTACTCCCCGGTATTGGTGTTGCTTGGGTACGCTATGAACCCAATATTGAAGATACTAAAGATGAAAAAGGCAATGTCTCGTCTAAAATGCTAGATGAGATGGTTAAAATCGACTACATTTATTGGCAAGATTGGGTTTGCGGCACGTCACGTAATTGGAAAACTGTTCCGTGGGTGGCAAAACGCACGTACATGAATAAGGAGAAAGCTACCAAACGTTTTGGTGCAGAAAAAGCTCGTGGCTTAAGTTATTTGACACGAGAAACTACCAAACGAGATGCAGATGTTGGTTCCGATACGGCAGAAATTTGGGAGATTTGGTGTAAAACAAGTAAGTCAGCGTACTGGTATTGCGAAAGTTATCCGTCAGACCTGCTAGACAAAAAAGAAGACCCTTTAAAGCTCAAGAACTTTTTTCCGTGTCCTAGGCCTTTGCGGGCCATAGCTAACACACGTAGTTTTGTACCGCGCGCTCTTTATTCGCAATACAAAACTCAAGCGGATACATTAAACGTACTGACTAAGCGCATTAGATTGTTAGGTGAGGCGTTGCGCGTAGTCGGTGTGTTTGACGGGTCGCAGCAAAAGTTGTCCGACTTACTTAATCCTGCATCGGGTAACAGAATGATACCTATTGACAGTTGGGCGGCATTTGCTCAGGCTGGCGGCATTAAAGGTAATGTTGAGTGGTTACCGTTAGATCAAATTATCCAAACACTAGTACAGTTGCAACAAGCGAGAGAAGTGTGTAAAAATGAAATATACGAAGTTACTGGCTTTTCTGATATTGTGCGTGGTGTATCTAAAGCCTCTGAAACACTAGGCGCGCAAAATTTAAAAGCCAATTGGGCAGGTGCGCGCGTGCGCAAAATGCAAAAAGAAGTACAACGTTTTGCACGTGATGTCATCGCAATTGTCGGTGAAGTTATATCAGAACATTGTGAACCTGCAACAGTTGCAATGTTTTCAGGTGTAGACATGCCTACAGCCGAGCAAGTACAAGCTAACCCACAAGCACTAACACAAATGCAAAACGTGCAAGCTGCATTGCAAATGATACGTGTTGAAGCTAAACGTGTTGCCACCATAGACATCGAAACAGATAGTACTATTATGGCTGACGAGGAAGCGCAGCGTAAAGATCGCATGGACTTCTTAGGTGCAGCGGGTGCGTTTTTACAACAGGCGGTACCTGCTATGACAGCAACACCCGAGTTGGGCCCACTACTTGCGGCCATGCTCATGTTTACGGTACGCACGTTTTCGGCCTCTAGACCAATCGAGGAAGAATTTGAAAAAGTCCAACAAGTACTTGAGACAAGAGGGCAACAACCGCAACAAGGCGATAAGGGAGGCGAGGCGCAAGCGCAATCTGCGCAAGCCGTTGCCCAGATCAGAGCGCAAACTGAGCAAGCAAAAATCAGTACTCAAGCACAAATGGACCAACAAAAAGAACAAAATAGACATAACGAAGCCTTGGCAGAGCTACAGCTTCGAGATAGAGAAGTAGCCGTCAAAGAACAAGAACTACAGCTTAAAGCGCGCGAACTTGAACTAAAAATGAGTGATGCCGACGTAAATGTACAGGCAATGCAGCTTGAAAAAAGTAAAGCGGAACATTCGGCACAAATGGACATTTTCGAGTACCAACAAGAAAACGACAGAATGAACCGTGAAGATGAACGCGCGCGGGAAGAAGCTGCTGCAAACGCCATTGCAGCCGAAAACGAAAGTATTGAAAATGATGAACAATCTTAACGAGTATCCGTCGGGGTATCAAGGACGAAAAAAGTACGTTCAAGTACGGGGCTTTGAGCATTTTGTAGCTGCATGCTATACGTATAAAGGTGCCGACGGTCGAAACTACGTTCGGCCTGAGTTTGGTGGCGATCTATCCGGGTTTTCAGGTTTCTCAACTGAAGTTGCAGCACCCATTATTATGCGGGATATTGGAGAATATACGTCACCGTTGGATAACTCTCGCATAACTACACGTTCACAACATAGGGAACATATGCGCATACATGGCGTTATCGAAGTAGGTAATGAAATGCCGCAACGCCCATCAAGTAGCAAAGTTAGTACAAATGAAGAAACTGCACGTTTCCTAAAAAGCCACCTAGACAAGGTTGCCAAAATGCCAGAAAGGCAATATCAAGAGCATGTAGTAGCGCAACAGGCGCAGTTAACTGAGAATACAGCGGACTTCGGGGAATAGTGAGATGGATTTAGATATTTTAAGCGACGTTGTTGATGGCTCTCTCGATCAGAGTGTCGCGACGGGCTTGCCGCTAGATAGTGCGAAGCCCGTTACTCCGCAAAGTCAAAATCCAAGCACAGTTGCCGATAAACAGGAAATAGCGCCAAAACCGAACACGTTGCGCGACCAAATATCAAGCGCTTTAAAAGGCGAAACAAGTACACCATCATCGGCAACGCAAGACGGAAAGCCCGCGCGCAACCCTGATGGAACTTTTGCACCCGTCATTGGTTCCGATCCTACCATTGATGTGAGCGCAAACAACCCCGGCGGTGCGACAGCCCCTCCAGTTGCGGCACCGCCGGGGATTGATCCACAAGTTTTTAACTCGCTCCCGGCGGAAACGCAAACACAACTTGCGCGTACTATGGACGAGATAAATACCCGTCAGCGAAATCTGTACGGATATGAACAAATAGAACGACTGATAGCACCACGCCGCGATGCGTGGGCGCTGAACGGTGTAACGGAAGCGCAAGCCGTTACCCAGTTGTTCGCACTCTCGGATTACGCAACACGTGATCCCGCAGGGTTTATACAATACTTTGCGCAGCAAAACAACATTGACCTCGAAGATGTAGTGTTTGGTAGCGACCCCGGCGACCCAGAAGTAAATGCTTTAAAGCAGCAAATTACGCGGCTTGAAAGTCAAATAAATGGGTTTAGCAGTCAGCAACAGGCTGTTGCACACAATGGCGTAGTCAACGAAATCGTTTCATTTTTTGAAGAAAAGAGCGCAGACGGTAACCTGTTACGTCCTTACGCTGAAAAACTAGGCGACGACATACTTGGCCATATCCAAATGGTGATGCAACAAAAACCTAATATACCTCGTGCTCAAGTACTTCAAGAAGCCTATGACCGCGCTTGTTGGAGTAACGCAAACGTACGTGCCGAAATGCAAAAAGCTCAAAGCGTTGCTAACGAGGCCGAACGTATGCGTCAACAACAAGAAAAAGTTGCAAAAGCGCGTAATGCTGGTTCTAGTGTACCAGTCGGTGTACCATCTGCTACCGCACAATCGACGGACGTCAGTAATGGAAACCTACGTGACGATATTCGCAAAGCGATGGCCGTTGCGTCCAATATGTAACCCATAATCAAGGAGTACTTGCAGTGGCAGTACCTAATCTTTCAGAAATTGTGGCAACTACGATTGAAAACCGTAGTAAAGTACTTGCCGACAACGTTTCAAAATCCCATGCTCTGCTTGATCGCCTAGAGCGTAAAGGTAAAGCGAAACCCGCAGATGGCGGTCGACGTATCATTCAAGAACTTGAGTTTGCAGAGAACGGTACTTTTGGTTGGTATTCAGGATACGACAGTCTGAATATTTCACCTCAAGAAGTGTTCTCAGCCGCCGAGTTCGATTGGAAACAAGCGGCGGTTGCGGTATCTATTTCCGGCCTTGAACAACTTCAAAACAGTGGTGAAAGTCAGTTTATTGATTTGTTGGAGAGCCGTATCTCTAACGCTGAGCGTACCATGCAAAACCAAATGGGTATTGCGATGTACGGTGACGGTACAGCTTCGGGTGGTCGCTCTATCGGTGGTTTGGCTTTGTTGGTTGCAGATACCGCTAACGCGGGAACCGTCGGTAACATTAACCGGGCAAGCTGGCCTTTCTGGCGCAATCAATCGTTCTCGGGTACTACTGACTTTGGTTCTACAACATCGGTCGCAAACATTTTGTCATACATGGCCCGTGTTTGGTTGACTACTGTTCGCGGCAATGAAAAGCCAGATTTGATCCTTACGGACAACAACTACTATCGTTTGTACTGGGAAGCATTGCAACCCCAACAACGGTTTACGTCCGAAAAGATGGCGCAAGCAGGCTTTGAGAGCCTTAAGTATCAATCTGCTGATGTTGTCTTTGATGGCGGTATTGGTGGCGGTGCACCCGCAAACCGCATGTATTTCCTTAACACGGATTACATATACTTGCGCCACCATCCGAAACGCCGTTATACTGCTTTGGGCGAGAAACAACGTTTCAGCACAAACCAAGATGCAATGGTATCGTTGATTGGTTGGGCAGGAAACATGACACTTGCCGCAGGCCAAATGCAAGCCGTATTGCGTCCGTAACAACAAAAATGTAAGGTACTTTAAAGTGCCTTACATTCTTTCCGTCTTTTAAATACAGGAGTAATACTATGGCTTGGAAAACAAGTGCTAACTCACCACTAGGTATTTCACCACCTAACGGTGTCGCGGACCCTAATATTGTCAATCAAATTGGTACTATTGCAAAGTTCGTTGACGAGCTGCTCGGTGAAGCTGAGTTTATCTATCTCCCCGGCACTGCGTCATGCGCAGCGGGTGATTTGGTACTGTACGAACAGTTGCCAACTAACCCGGCTGTCATTCGGCACACTAACGCTACGGGATCAAACTCAGGGCGTATGATTGCCGTCGCACTCGGACCCACACTTGCGGGCCAATTTGGCTGGTTCCAAATTAGTGGTTGCGCAATTGTCAACGCTATTGCCGGTACGGCAGTCGGCCCTGCTTTTGGTTCAGCAACAGCGGGTCAAGTAAGCAGTGTTGCCGATGCGGG